TGGTTTCTGCTAAAATAATTTTTAGGTTTTGTTTTTATGGATATGGGAAAATTAGCGCTGTATTTTACTTTTTAAATTATCTATTAGAGGTCAGTTAAGACTTTCATCGACTCTATCATAACGGTTTCGGGCTTGGCGAAGGTGGCGATTTTCACCACAAATGTTGATGCGGAGAATCAAATTTTGATTAACCACAAATGTGTCTGCGGAGCACTGAACCGCCACTTTTGCCAAACCCGTGTTATAGCCAGTGGTTTTTGTCATTCGCTAAACACTTTCTTTCGATTTGTCGTAGCTGTCAACAATTTTTAAAAGCGTTTCTGAATGTTTGAATATGTCGTCAAGTGAATTTATTTCATTTTTTACTTCTTTCTTTTGGTCGTCAAGTGTAACGAAGTATTTTTTAGAACCGTTCAAATAAAGTCTGCAAATGGTCTTACGGTTGTTGTCGTCAAGTAATATGGCAAAATATGATTGTGCATCTCTATGTGTTATTCTGGTCGCACTTATTTTTTGTCGAAGAATTGTCTTTACAATCATAAATCCTTCAAGCTCTTCTTCTGTCGTTACTACTTTTACTTCGTCAAGTTTTGCCTGTTCTAATGCTTGAACCGCTTCTTGTTTTTTAGTTTCTTCATCTTCTTTTGTTAATGCAGTCTTTAGTCGTTCAGTAATTAAGTCGCTAATATGCTGTTGGATTGATTTTTTTGTCAAATTTGTGAACTGCTCCAAAACCTTTGCTGTAATTACACTTGGATAAACCTGTTTTGCAAAGTGTTTAACAAAGTCTGCACTTGGATTGCCTAATTCTTGTTGCAATAAATGCTTTAACTCATTCGTGTATTTTAATTCACTTGCAGTGTTCGTAATACGGTCAGCATCAAAAACTGTCTTGTGAAACTTTTTGAGTTCTTCAATTTGATTGTCTTTTATTTCGTTGATATTGAATTCTAAAAATGGTTTCTCGTCCATTTTATTTGTTTCAACTAGGTCTGAATAAAAGCGATAATTAATTCCATTAGTTAAAAGTCCAAACTTAGCCTTTGAAACGTGGAAATACCTTAAAAGCTGTCCATCATGTAAATTTAGATTTTGAGCCCAATGTTTACACTCAACTAAAATTGTCGGATTACCGTCTTTGAAAATTGCATAGTCAATTTTTTCGCCTTTTTTTATTCCAATGTCAGCAACAAACTCGGGAACAACTTCTGTCGGATTAAAAACGTCATAGCCTAAACTTTGTAGGAATGGCATTATAAAAGCGTTCTTAGTTGCTTCTTCTGTCTGAATTTGGTCTTTCAGTTTTACTACTCTGTCTCCGAGTTGTTTGATTTGGTCTTTAAAGTCCATAATTATTTTCGTTTTTAAATTTATTTGTCAAAGTTAATATTTCTGTTTGTGTGTCGTCTTACCATTGGCTATAACGGTTTGCAGCTATAAGAAGTTGGCGATTTCGAAGCACAAAACTTTCAACCTGCACAAAACTTTGATTGAAAAACTGAACTTCATTTAACCACTGAACCGCCAATTTCTTATAGCTGCTGTTACAAGCTGGTGTTCTTTCTGTCATGGTTTGTCTGTTCATTTTTTACTTATTTCCTTTCGCTCTATTATGTGTCTTGCAAAGCATTTCACAATTCTTTATGTCTGTCGCACCGCCTTTGCTCCAAGCTGAAACGTGGTCTGCGTCCATTTCGGCTAATGACCATATTTTAGTTTTGTTTGTGTTGTTGCCAACTGAACAAAGAGGACAGTTTGAAATTTCTTTTTTCTCTGCTTCTGCTTTTTGTTTTGCATAAACAGATTTTTTAGTTGCTTCGTCAAATACACGAACTTCCAAGAGTTTTGTGTCAACTGAACCACCCAAAATATACTCAAATATTCCTTTTCGAGTTTTTATATAAGGGTCAGCATAAAGTTTTTTCACTTCTGCTGAAACAGTTTTTAAGTTGTATGGATTTTTGTGATAAGTTTCATATAAACGCCCCCATTCAAGTCCTTTCATTTCACTTTCAACATCTGTAAAAACAGACGAAATCCAATCAATAACACTTGTAAAATAATTTTTTAATTCAGTAATGTTTGTGTCTAATCTATGTCGGCTCATATAGTCGCCAATGTTTCCTTTGCTTACCCAATCAAATGCTCGTTCCAAATATTCTTGACGGTTCGCACTCCCAGAAACATAAGCACTCCATTTTTGAATGTTGGCATTTTGACTATTACTAAACTCCTCTTTGCCAAGTGTAACAAATGGACCAGAATATACAGCATTAAGTAATTCTTGATTAGTGAGTGGTACACCTGAAATATTTATAGTTCTAAACCATTCCTTAATTTCGCTTTCAGTCCCTTCGCATTCATAAATTAACAGTTTTGCGTTTAAAATCTTTTCTTGCTTATCTTTTGCAATACTGTCAAAATTTTGCTCCATTCCACTTTCATCTTTGATAGCAAACTTATTTGTTACAAATCGTCCAAAACTTGTAATTCTTTGTTGGCCGTCAAGCACTTCAAATTTTTCTTCACTAACTGTGTTGAAATAAATCAAACCCAAAGGATAACCTTTTAAAATGCTTTCTATCACGGCAACATCTCTTTTGCCGTCAGCGTAGATATAATTACGTTGATATTCGGGTTGTATTGTTAATTTTCCTGACAAACCAAATAAGCCTTTGCCTTCAAGTTGGTTATATACAAAACCATCGCAAATATCTTTGACTGTGATTTCTGTTCTTAGAGTTGTTTTCATTGAATAGGTCTTTTGTGTTTGATAAATATTCTTTTGTAAGCCATTTTAGCGATGTTATTTTCATAAAAACCTGCGGTTGGATTTCCTTCTTTATAAGCTCCAGTACCTCCACCTTTATAATAATCATCAACGAACTCTTTTGTTAAACCAGGTGTTTTCTTATATTCGTCAGAAACAAGACCATTATCACTTGTGCCAACAATCTCAAATTGGTCAGGTGAATATTTATCAAGAAATGTAATTGGCACGCCAATTACTCCATTATAATCGCTGGGTATTGCATCAGTAAACGGAACGTCAATAGCATCGTAATTGTCGTAATGTATATAAGAATCTTTACCTTTTATTTCTTTATGTTTACTGAATTTTAAATTATCTGCCATTGTCATTAACGGTAATAATTGGTGTCTTCTCCCGTGGTCTATATTGGTAAACCAACAAACACCCGGTACACGACTAACTTTTTCTCCATTTTGTTCTCTTTCAAATTTATAAGTTGAAGAGTAAACAAAGTCGGATGGCACTTTAAAGTACATACCTTTATTAAAATTTGTGGCACCCAACCAAACTTTGTTTTCTTTTATTAATGGAAACAATTCCTTATAAGTAATTGCATTCATATTACCAATTAATAAAAATGACTTGTTTGCCTCAACAATCCAAACTAAAAAATCACGAAATAATGAAAATGGGGGATTGGTTATGATAATGTCCGATTCGTCTCTTAGTTTTTTTATTTCCTTACTATTGAAATCTCCGTCACCTTTCAAGTATTCCCATTCTAAATCATTTACATCTATTTTTCCATCTCCTGATTTATCTCTTGTCAATGTGAATATTTTGCCATTTTTTACAGTTTTCTTTTCGTCAAATTGTGGGTCGTTAACTTCAAAAAGTGTTGGCTGGTAGTCACTCTTATAGTTTTTACTGTCAGGTGCGAAACTAGTGCTTATTAGTTTTTTTACTCCGAAGCGTTCAAAATTCTGAGCGAAAAATTTAGTGAAGTTACTCCATTCAGGGTCGTCACAAGGCATAAGAATGGTCTTGCCACGAAAAGCATTGGCGTTAAATTCTAAATAGGCTTCAATTTCTTTTTGTATGTCGTGATATTGAGTGTAAAACTCATCGTTCTTTGCCGTTTTTGCATTTGTCAGATTACTATTTGCCATTTATCTTTTCTATTCGTTTTGGTCGTAAAGTTACGATTTTAAAATCTGTTATTCTGTCGAGTTGTTGTTGTGTTGTCGGTCGTCCTACACTTGCTTGTAACGGTTTGCAAGCAGGCGATCGACCCGCCCTTAATACAAATCGTTTCATCGAAGATAGATTTATTTTTTCACAATAGAACGTATTTACGAAGAAAAAAATCGGGTTGGCGCTTGCTTGCTGTTAT